AATCATTTTCTAATTTTAATGCTTCTGCTTGGTTTTGTGCATTTGTTTCTATTATTTTTTGATCAACAAACATTTTAGTAACAGGAGCTAAAGCACCAGCAACTGTTTGATTTAATCCAATTTGCGGAGTAGTTGTAGTTCCTGCTAATTGAGTTATTGATCCTTGTGCGGTAAATGTAGGTATTTTTGGCATTATTTTACTCCAGATGATGAACCTGTATTCATTGATATTAAAGTTGACCCAGTTTGTGCAACAGTTCTTAGTTGTGCAAGTTTAGATTCTTGTCTTGCTATTTGACCTTTAATTCTTGCAAAGTTTGCATCTTCTCTTTTGTTATCTGCTGCTATTTTTGAATTATAATATATTAATTGTTCTTGTAATCTTTTTTCAAGAGCATTTGCAAGAGCAATATTATAAGCACTACCAGTACCAACTTGTACGCCAGATTTAGCAAGAGCAACTCTTGTTTCTCCTTTAACTTTTTCATAAGTTTTACCAAATTGAGCTACATCAAATTCTGCTTTTTCTTCTATTTGTGTAGCTTGATTATCTAATACTTTACCTGTTCTTTCATTGGCTGCTTGATTATATTTACCAAGAGCTCCTTGTTGTTTGTATTGGGAAACTCCCATTGCTACTGTAAAAATATTTGCAGCTCCCATTAAAATATCCTCGCATACATATATTGGTCTGAGCCATCAAATCCAAATTTTTTCATTAAACCTTCTTCTTCTAAACCTAGCCACTCTGCAAATCTTAAACCTTCTTTAAAATCTGCTCTGATTGAAGTTTGTACTCTAGTAATATTATTTTCTTTTGCAACTCTAGCAAAATCTTTTTTAATTGCTTTAGCTACACCTAGTGGATGTTTCCACATTTCACTTGTTGCAATCACCCAACCTTCAGCAACTTGACCCCAAATCATTTTCATTCCTGCAGCAAAGATAGCTTTGTCATTAACAATACCAGTAAATGCTAAATGATCTTGTTCTAAATGTTTAGCATCACCATCAACATTAATGTAATGTCTATCTGCTTCTAATACTTTATGATTCATTTGTTGAGATAAAATAAATTGTCCATGTTGTGCAGTATAAGGCACTATATATAATATATTATCCATCATTTGTTACTAGCCTTGGGTATAACGATAAAATTGTAAAAGGTAAAGGTTGTGTTTGTCTAACAAAAATAAACCCATCTGTCTCGTAGTTTCCTCTAAATTCTACTTCTTTATCTCCTGTAAATGGAGGTATACCTTCATCCATTAAATTAGCAGAAGTTCTAAAAGGTATTCTTTCCATCTCTGATAAATCTGGTCCTACCTCTATACCTATAGTTTCATACATTCTAACTGTAATATCATATATTCTTTTAGTTTTACCTTGTGAAGTACCATCTTGTGAACCAGCATCTAATCTCATTGTTTGTAATAAAGATGTAAAAGCTAAACCAATCTTAACATCTTTTGCTGAACGATCTAAAGTTATTGCACCAGAGCTAACAGTTTCATTAGGGTGCGTTGCACCATCTGCTAATATTGAAACAACTTGACCTTCAAGGTGTGATAATCCAGAAAGATTTGTAACTGCTGAACCACTATAACTTAATGCACTATCTAAAAAATTAAATGATGTGTTATCTGTTTGATCAAAATCAAGTTCATTTAAATATTCAACATATCTTTTAGTTGCACCATTAATTGTTCTTTTAATAATTACCCATGTTTGATATTCTTTATCGTCTGTAGGAATAACTGCTACACTATCTACTACTGCTTTACCTTCACTTGTTGCAGTTAATCTTGTTTTATCAAAACTTTTAATCGTTAAATATCCTGTTGCTTCATGTGCTGTTTCAGTAATAGTTACTACTGCACTTGATACTGTTGCAGTAAAATTAGCATGAGCATTAATTGCATTTTTTAAATTAGTTGCTGTAGTATTATTATTGGTTTGAGTTTTAAATTCATTGGTTCCAGCAGTTCCTGTGGTAGAATTAAAGTCTACAGTTGTGCCATCAGATTTTGTTAAAGTTAATTTAGTTCCAGTTGCAATATTTGCATAATCAGAAACTGTAATTGTTGCTATACCAAATCTTCCACCAAAAATATGTCTGTGCCAAGCAGTTACTTGTTGCTCTCTTTGATATGTTAAACCAACTAACTCTCCATCTTCTCTAGTTGCATAAATAATTTGATTAGGTTCTTGTTGATATGCAACTTGTGTTAAACCACCCTCAGTAATGTGTTCAGCAAGGATTGTCATATCTGGAGCCACATAACCATCAACATCAAAGTTGTAAGCTAGTTCTCTAATTTTTCTTCTAGCTCTTTGTAAAAATAAAGTGGCGTTACCTACAGATATAGCATCTATGTTTGCTGCACCATGGTTAGATTGTTTTTTAATTAAAATATTAGTTGGGGTAATAGCATTATCTGCACCACCTCCAGATACTGCAAACTCACCACCTGCTGTACCAATAATTAAAGTTCTTGTTGCTGTCATAAAACGAATAGCATTAACTTGGTTAGATGCGATTGTATAAATAATAGCATCATCATCTGCAATCGTTCCACCTATATTTGCATCCATGTTTTCGTAATCACCAGACTTTGAAAAGTAAACTGTTTGTGGATTGTTTAGTGTTGCAGCAAATACTAATCGTTGTTCAAAAAAGGTTACGCAAGAAGGATGACCTGTAGTATCTGAAAACGCACCTAAAGACCAATCAATAGACGCACTTGATGAACCCATATCTTCTAGTATTTCTACAGTTACAACTGTGGTATTTGTTCTTCCAGTTATTTTTCCATAACCATCTCTAAACCTAACTAATCTTCCAACATCTGTTGTTAAAAAACCAGAGCCACCATTAATACCTGTAACCGCACTAGCTGTCATAGTTCTACCAGTTCCAACTGTGTGAGCTGACATAGTAATTGTTGTTGTAGATATATTAGTATCTAAGTATGGACCATCTAAAAAATCTACATCTGTAAGCGACCAAGATGTATGACCTGTTCTTGATAATTTTTCTGCTTCATGATTAGGATGACAAATGTACATAACGTCTGCACTCTGTGCAAATTTTAAATCAAATAGTTCTGCTTCTAAGTATGGTGTAGATATTTCGTAAGCTGAACCACCAGATAATATTTGACCATTGTCTTTATAAAATCTTATGTACTGATCACCAAACTCTAGCATATAAGTTTGTGTTGTAGAAAATTCAAAAGGAATTAATCTTGTTTTTTTTGTGCTATCTTTTACTTCAGAAACAAAAGTTGTACCTGGTCTACGAGCTGCCGAGCCATGAGGATAGACAACTAAATTTTCTAAGGTTGAGCAACCAGAAGCATATTTTGCTAAATCATTTCTACCATCTAATCTTGGAGATAACTCACCGCCTGTAAAGTTCGTTAATTGAACTGCAACTCTAGCCATTTATTAAAACCTTGAGTTAATAAAACTACCTGCGTCTATAGCATCTGTCATACCTAAATCTTGTTCAACATTTTGACCTTCAGTTGAATCTACAAATCTAGCGTCTCTTAATTTATCTTGAAACAGTTGATACATATTTTGAGCTGTTTGATTATTAGAGGTAATTCCAAAAGCAATGTCTGCACCTAATGCAGCAGATAAAGTTTCTCTTAGTAATTCATCATACTCATTGGGATCAGTAACTCTAGCAATGTATAATATTTTCATACTAGATGTATTAGATAATATTTTTCTACCTTCTACTTTGTAATTAGAATCGTAATCTAATATTCTAAGTAGTCTTAAACAATCTGATGGTAGTGTGTAAGCATAACTAAAACCCCATGCAGGAGCTGTAGTGTCTGCTGCTAGTTCAATTCTTTTTTGTAAACAGTTCCAAGGATGTGATCTAAACACACCATCTCTTACTTGAGTATATCTTGAGTTACAAAGTCTAGCGTTTTTTGAATCTTCTGTAAGTGAAAGTATAGTTGTAGCACCTAGTTGATTTAATGCTCCATTACAAATGTCTACTGTTGATGCCATACTACTTCCTTATAATATACTTTCGCCTTATCTGTCTATCTTTTTCTAAAGCAAATATTTCTGCTTCAGTTCTTTCTTCTTTAGTATCAAAGCCATAATGATATTTAGTATCATGTTTAAACCTATCTACTAACACATATCTGTATACATAATTATCTTTTTTAAAATGTAATACAGGTTTTAAATCTTGTATCTTTTTCATGCACTCTAGGGGATTTCCACTCTCGCTTCCATCCCCTAAAATTTTATTAATTAATCTATAACGTACATCATAGTTAATTGAATAGTACCAGTACCTGCAGCACCACCCATAGTTACTGAAACAGGAAGTCCATCCTTATCAGCGTCTACAAGTGAGTTT